GCTTGTTGAGCGGGTTGATCTCTAGCGTTTGCTGGTGTAGTCGTTCTTCATTTGGAAGATTCGCGTCTCTGCTGACCAACAACAAGACTCGCGAGAACCCTGTATCAGACTAGCCTCACCACACACAAGCCCATGCCCCCACAAGTGCGTTCGTTTGCGCTTCACCCACTCGGGGTCTAAGAGTCTTAGGCATCCAGCGTTCGCATACCAATATGGGAGTGGTACTGTAGCTGTTCTCTTTGCTTGGGTGACTGGAATAGGTCTATGCGTATGCCCCGACACGAAAAGGCCATAGGGCTTGCCGAGCAATATAGATTGCATCTCGTCAGAACTACTGTGGCACTCATACCCGTGACTGAATGTCACTTGTCCGAGCCTGAAGCATCCACGAGTACGATCAAATGTGTATTGCGTTGGTTGCAGCCAGTTATTGAACAACTCTGGCATATTGTGTTCTTTTCTGTAGTCGCAAAGACCCCGCAATCTCTTGTCCAGTCTGTTGATTGAAATAATGTTGTCGTCGTGATTACCTGGGAGGAAAACAGTTTTGGCACTCCCAGAAGCCCGCCGTATATCTTTCAGCATATTATCAGCAGACATGAACTCTTCTTTTAGCGACCATTGTTCTTCATTGTCCCACCGAGAGGCAGATGCGGCTTCCAACATATCGCCCATCAAAATTGTATAATCAGGCTTTATCTCTTTTATGTTCTTGATAAGCCATTCTATTGCCTCTGGGTCTTGCAACGGGCTGTGTGTACACGCAAAGGACACAAATTTCACTGATTTAGGCAAAGTATTCTCCCTTAGTTTGTGTAATAATCAATCATACATTGAACAGTGCAGAATGTCCTGAATGGGTAGACTCTGTTTGCTTGTCCAATATCATCTGTTTTGTCTTCTATGGTTTGGCCCATGGATAGTTCATCATATGTAGGAAGATGGGGGCTTGATGATGCGTTGATTTCCGTAAGTACTGTAAGGAACACATTTTCACCGGGTAAGATTTCAACCTTACATCCGTCGCAAACGTTTACTCCTTGTATGGGTTCTTCGCAATAGTTATTCATCTATCTCTATATCCTGTGCCCTTGCTCTGCCAGCCATCGAGAACCCAGTGATTTCACCAGATTTACAGGCCTCCCATAGGTCATCATCAACCACTTTCGCTGTGACATACCAAGCGCCTTTGGGGATTGTGTACCCACCTTTCATAGTGGCACTATCCGCTTGGAATACCTCAATAGGATGCACATCACGGGACTTTCCCTTGTGCATAAACTTCATGGCATGGCCACCTAACATCCACGTCTCCATGCCCTTCCAAATATCCTCTTCTGTGCCGACGAACTCATCATCTGAATCCAGTTCATCAACAGCATAGACGATGCCGCCAACCAAGTGGCGTTCCTTGTTTTTTACAAAGGAGTGTTGTTCGTAGGGTTCGACATCTGTCTTGTACCCGTTTTTCTCCAGCCACTCGGATGACTGCTCAACAGTAAACCTGTTGGCGTCGAATGACAGCCTTATTACTGCCTCTTTCTGCTCTATTATACCTTTGTGGACCAGAACATTATCAACAATTTCTGGTTCTTTCCCCAACTGAGCCACTTTATTCATATCAACTTGGTTTGATATATGATATCCTGTGTTTGTAAATCCAATAACAACGTCCGCATCATCTTTTTTCTCTATCGACTTGTCTTGTATTGATTTCTTTGGGATAAGATACAGGTCGTACAAAGGAACTAAAAAGGTTTCATCATTAGTGGATGCTTTCTTGATCCTTACGTTCTTGCTGATGGTTGTGGGGTCAATATATTCTCCGATCTGGTCGTCCACAAAAATATCGACGCTGGTAGCTGTCTTGCTGTTGCGGGCAAAATCACCAGCCATGAATACCACATCACGCTTCAGGGCTATGCAAGGCAGTGTATATGGATCAATGCCCCTGTTCTTTCTGGTCAGCACCATTTTATCAAGTGCGTTTCGCTTCGCATGAATGTCCCGGTTTCCCATCTCGTCGTAAATATGCTCGTAGCACGATAGGAAGTCGGCTTTCTTGATGGGCTGAGAAGGGCACACGTTGTTCTCTAGCAGGCTGTCTGTCCATCCCTGTGCGGCTTTGTATATCTGCCAGCACCTATCACGCAGACTACAAATATCTTCATCGCTTAATTTCTGCACGTTATTTACATCAATATCTTCAATCTTCATATGGTCCTCTGCTCTTGGGTGATGACCACACAGATGGATCATCGGGGTCTCTGTAAAAGTCTTTTTCTGTTGCTGTAACTATAGGAGTTTCAACTGTCTTAGCCGAGGCCCTGAATAGTTTCAGCAACATCATGTACATCGCACTGTCCATCACATATACAACAGACTTCTTTGCAATGCTGTACGAACAATCTACGCGAAGAACATTGGCTGGATTTGCTAGAACAAGATCAAGCTTGTTTTCAACATCCGCCTCGAATTGTTTCCGGCTACAGTCGTCTGTCTCTATTTCTTTATGTGCCTTGCTCGCCATACTTATTATCCAAATCCATTCCATCGTCGCCAATGCGATCTACATCATTTAGGTTTCTGTCACCTTGGGGGTCTGATTCATCCGAATCTACATCGCCCAAAAGAACAAGTCTCTTGTCTATGTACAGCTTGTCGGAGTTCGGATCGTCGGATTTTATGCCGTGCGTGCGTACTCTCATTTCGTTCGGTGTGATGCCACCGTGACGCACCTGTTCGGTGAGTCTCTTGGTGAGCCTATCTTCATCCTCTTTTGTCAGTTCCTTGGTGTCGAACTCCGCATGGTATCGCTTTGTTTCCGTGGTCTGCAAATCAGGGTAATGAGGAAGAAGGTGATTCGTAATAGCACCAGCGATTTTATAGCATCGCGGGATAATTGTGCCTTTGTTGAATGACTCCTCCTGCATTTTCAGGTTGTCGTACTGGGCATTGTCCAACAGACCAACCTTTGCCGGTGGCACACCCAATGCAGCCAAAATTGATATCCTGTTGTCAGTCCGGCCCTTCAGGAATTCGGCTTCCTGTGGATTCGACCCGAGACTTTGGTATTCAAGACCCTTGGTCACAACTGGGGTTGATCTACCCTGCCGAGAACGCATCTCGCTCCATTGCGTCGTAACATCACGAATGTCTTTGCCTGTAAGGGGCTTATTCGTCCGCAGAATCCCCTCTATCGTCCCCTTTTTGAAGAACCCCTTGTTCCATTTTATCATCTGTGCTTCAAGTTGGATTTCATCAATAGCGGGCTGCACAGAACCCTCCCCAATCCAATCACTTAACGGATTAAAGTATTTGAATGGGACAATCTCGTCAGGCTCAAATGGCGTCTTCTTCCCGTATTTTTTTGTTTGGAATACATAATTCTTAATTGATCTACCGTCCTTGTCCGGAATGGGCGCTAGACGGGATGGCCTAATATTCCATAGTTCAACAGGCATATCATCATCGTCGTATACTATTTCCCAGTATCCTGTGCCGACCATATCGAGATAGATGGACAACGCCTCAAATAAGTCATATTGAGTGTCGTTTGGATTTGGTTTCTTTATCAGATCGAGGAATGGATGGTCATCAACGAAGGATTTCTCCCAAACACCATTAACTTTGTTCTCCTCAACCAGCTTCATTTCCAAGCTGGAGATCACTCTGTTTATCGCGTTAACACCTGCATTTACCCAAACATCCACATTGTACACATTTATCCATGCGTCCATATCCTTGGGGGATGTCAGTGCCTCGTCATATTCGCCAATATTGTCGTAGGCTACACCGGATACCTTCTCCATCTCCATTTCATCTGGTTCGGTGTCTTTGGGTGCAACTACTTCCACAGCCTCTTCTTGCACAACATTATCTTTTTCATCAGTCATTTAGTTCACCCATAAACTTTTGTATTTGTACCATTTTTTGTTTCATCACCATGTGACTCCATCCAGCGGCCTTTCGAGCCTCTTTTTTTGTGTGCCCCCGTACTATCTTTTTACAAAATATGCGAATATCTTGTGGGCAAACAGACAAAAAATCCATGCTGTCTCCAAAATCCGTCTCCGATGGAAGGATGTCTGGATCATTATGTTCCACAACAGACGTTCGTTTCTTTCTGGTTTCATCACGGGTTATGTTACGCATCGTGTTTTGGAGAGCTTTGGTGACAAACCTGTTGGCTTGTCCACCCGTGTTTTCTGACATGTCAACATCATCTGTGAGCGTCCAAAGTTTTGTGAGTGCTTCTTGCACAAAATCATCCCTGTCCAAATACGTTGTTTTGTTCGCAGCCCAACTGTCGTAATAGTCTTTCGCTATCTTAATCGCATTTGGATAAAATTCTGTGAAGACCTCCATACGGCTAGATTTACTCATGGTTCTCCTTTTGGTGTATAGATAAATAGGCTATTACATTATAGTACTGACGCATGAAAAATAATCCAAATAATGCGAAAAATAGGAATCTCTCTATAATATAATACACTTTTCGCCTATTTAGTGTATAGATTTATAGCAGGGGTATACTTTTTCAGAGAGACACATGGCGAAGAGAAAAACAAAGAAAGTGACTCGACTAACGGACCTTGAAGTAGACGAGGTTAGTTTGGTAGATAGTCCGGCGAATCTAAGACCATTCTTCTTCATGAAAGCCAAAGATGGCTCTAGTTACGAGATCACTGAGCTTGAGAAGGGGAAATCCTCTATCTTGCTCGAATCGGACGGCACATCAGAAGGAACGGTAATCAAAATAAACGGGAGCGTCGTCGAACCTATTGATTTCTCCTTCTGGCTGTACGACTACGGTGTTAATGATGCTACTATAGATTGCACTTACACCGTAGCGAGCAAGGGGGTTTCCGGGGGATTCAAATCAATAAAGAATTACAGGTTGTCGAAATCGGACACATCGAAGTCTGGGGCCGACATAGCCGACATCCAAGATTATCTTGATGATCCAACAGCATGTGATTCGCTGGACGGGGAAACAGCAACAGAACTCGCGAAAAAGGTGCGGGTTCTCGCTGATTATAAGGATGTCGCACCAAAGGATGTACGAGATGCAATAAATGCAATAGTTGGCATGGTTGCAAAGACAGAAACACAAAAGAATGGAGACGCAGAAATGAAACTATCCAAAGAGCAGATTGAAGCTCTTCAAGAGATGCTGAAAGAGCAGTTAAAGGCTCTGCCAGATGAAGAGACAGAAGAGGAAGTCGTAGAAGAAGAAGCGGAAGAAACCGAAACTGTAGAAGTTGATGAAGTTGACACCGAGGAGGAAGTTGAAGTTCCTGCCGAAGAGGAAGTCGATGAAGTCGAAGAAACAGAAGAGGAAGAAACCGAAGAAATAGAAGAAGAACCTGCCGCGGAAGAAGTCGTGGAGGACGAAATCGAAATAACCCCAGCAGAACTAGCCGATGCTATTGCTACTGCTATTCAGGGAGATTAACAGATGAAAATGACAAAACAAGAGTGGGAAGACTTCAACAAGGGTCTAAAAGCTGCTGTAGCTAAGAAGCCTCCTGTTCGGAAAAGCCGTGGGACGACAGATATTGAAGTCAAAGATATTGAAGCTCCGATCAGCATTTCCAAGTACCTGAAGGGTGCTGTAACAGGCGACTGGCGGGGCGCGGAAATTGAGAAGAAAGAGCACAAGAAAGCCCTTGGGCAAGATATTGACACCGCCGGTGGTTTCCTTGTTCCTACGCAGATCAGCAATGAACTGATTGAGCTTCTGAAGGCCAGTACTGTTGTTCGTTCCATGCCCGGCGTCCAGACCATTGATATGGACAGGGACAAGATGACGATCAGCCGCGTTGACACCCCTCCGCAGGTTTCGTGGGGTGGCGAGAGCACGTCCATTGCTGAAGATACCAATCTGAGTTTTGGCGAAGTTTCGCTCGAACTCAATAAGTGTGTCTGTCTGTACAAGATGAGCAACGAGCTTCTGATGAATGCCAATCAGAGTGTTGATGATCTTGTGAAGCGTGAGATGGTCGATGCGATTGCCATTGAGGAAGACAAAGTGTTCTTGGAAGGCCAAGGCGGAAGCCAGCCTCTTGGGTTCTACTACCATCCGAAGGTGCAGTCAACTGACCTGTCTGCCGCGATTGATTTTGATAACATCCTAGACGGTGAGTATCAGATTGAAAGCCAGAACGCTATGTTGACCGGTTGGGTTGCTAATCCGCGAGTGAAGAACAATCTTCGCCAGCTTAAAGATGGTAACGGCAATTACATCTACCAAGACCGTATGGGCCAAGTGACTGATGCTGGTAATGCCAATATGGGCGACCTGTACGGTAAAGTTGCTAAGTTCACGACAACCATTCCTACTACGCTGCGTCCTGCCGCGAGTGAGACTTACATGGTTGGTGGAGCGTGGAACAACTTGATTATCGGCCAGAAGCCCCAGATTCGCATTGAAACCACGAACACCGGTGGCGACTCGTTCCAATACGACCAAGTTTGGATTCGCGTCGTGAGTTATGTCGATATGGCACTTCGCCATCCTGAGACGTTCACCGTCATCAAGGGTATTCAATAAACAACCAACAATTGGGAGGTCATAATAATGGCTAAAGGTATCAAAGATACAACCAGAACAGTATCGCTTAGAAATAACGCTGCTATTGCCAGCGGGTCCGACCTGCTGCTAACCGAAGTCGATATGATGACTTCACGAAACGGTTTGCTTATTGTCAGCACAGACATTAGTACGTCTGAGTATATCGCCGACATGCGTGTTGTGACGGCGGCTACCAGTGACTTCTTTGTCTCTGGGACAGCGGCGGCCACAAGTGATATCGTCGATATCAACATTGATGCAAGAAATAGTTCGTCTACGCCGACGGTCACCTCTAATCTGGTGTCTATCATAGCAGATGGTACTTATATCTTCAATGTAAAGAATCTGAAAAGATATACAAACGTGCAGTATATGGGAACAGGGACAAGTACAATAGCTACAGTGAACCTGCTCGGTCTGGATATGGAACAAGCTCCGTATTCGGATGCTACTGCAGCGTATTAACGAAAAGGGCCTAGGGTTGTGGAGAGTCTTTTCTCCTTTCTGCTCTCCACAACCCGATTTTTATAGCGAGGTGGTTTAATGGCTACTACAGCAATTGGAACAGATCGTTCAAATACAGCACTACAGGAATATCCTGATGCTGTGTTCGTTCGTGATGATATGAAACTATATTTTGGTAATGACGGTGACGCCTACATTGAGTTGGACGCCGCTGGAAGTGATACACTTAATTTAGGCGGCGCAAACATTCGCATAGCGGATAACGTCCGCCTGCAATTTGGCGACTCTGCTGAGAGTTATGTTGTATACGATGAAGCGGGCAGCGATACGCTTACTGTGGGTGGAGCAAACATCCGCATATTGGACGATGTTCGCCTGCAATTTGGAACAAGTGGCGACACATCAATCCGCTATAACGCGGATAGTGACGTGATTGTGTTTGAGGGACTGAAGAGTGATACTCCGTCAATCGTTGGAGCACTTTACTACAGCGACATCCATGTTAGACGGCACAAGTAGGAAATCTTTGAAAGGAGAGTCAGATGAAGTTTGACGAGAAAACGGTACCGGCCACAGTTAGAATTGAACCACTGCCTTACAAGTATGCTCGTGTGAATAACACGCTACTTGACGGCGTACACATGCTGCATACGGAGGCTGATGGAAGTCAGAATACACTATGGGCATGTAATTCAGCATGGGTTCCATTTGAAGTGGCGAACAAGTTGTCGGTAGATAACGGAAACAAAAAGGCGATGGTTCGTATTGTAGAGACACGAACAGAAGCCACGGCCTGCAAAGCACAGGGTATTGTGGAAGAAGTCGATGATGCTGCTGATAAGGTCGAAAAAGCAGAAGAAGTCGTGCAGGTAGATGAAGTTGACGAGGTTCCTGCTAAGACGGATGAAGTTACTGAGCCGGTAGTGGCCAAGAAGAAACCAGGCAGACCGAAGAAAACATAAAAATAGAATATTTGTTGTCCTTTCGCGGTATTCCTGTTGGCAACAAGGTAATTTAGGTGGAATACAACCAAGCGGCCAATTGAAGGAACTGAACTCCCCGTACGCTTGGTATTGGGAGTTCTTTTTTGGAGTTAAACATGGCAGCAGCATGGCATGGAAAAGTAATAGGCGTCTCGATGGATTCCGACGTTTCGGCGGCGGCCACAATCAGAGTTCGTGAGGGCGCTACCTACATGTGGGCCGATATCCACACATCGGACTCTAAACTGAGCGAATTCCAAGTTCAGTATCAGGCTGCTTCTGATGGCACCTATTTCACAATGGCGTCTTCTACCAGCGATTTCACCACAGGCCTAAGCCATCCAATGAAATATGCGTCTACGGATGTGTCGTCATTGGCTAACGCATCTAGCGCATTGATAGAGATGGAAGTCAAGGGCGTCTACAATATCAGATTTAACGCGGCGGCAGCCCCAGGAAGTGACGCATCAGTCAACATCAGATGGCAAGTAAGATAAGGAGAATCCTTTGCCCAAGAAAAGAGTTGTACACATAGCGCCTTTTACACCCCACTTATGTGGGTTGTACGAAACCGCAAGAGAGATAGTCTCACAGGAACGTAAAAACGGGTATGACGCATTTTTTTATGACCCGCGCCCTGAAAAAGCGGACGATCTAGCAGATAGACGAGTTCCCGACTGGTCGGAAGACCGTGGGGTATGCACAGTGCCGTTTGACTTCGTAAAGTCGGCGGATATTATTGTGAGTCACAGTGGTCTTACAGAGGAACTCCGGAAACTGGAAATACCTTACATTCATATAGCCCACGGAAGACCCTACAGTAGTTTCATGCTGGAAAACACTGGTAAAACAGCCGTCTATTCCATGTACAGGAGCATCAACAACGACCCGCTGTTGAAGGCTGTTGTTACTTTGTGGTCTGAATACCAAAAGCACATAGGCATGTTGTTTGATAAAAAGCCTGTTCATACATTTGAAGCACCTGTTAATTTAGAGCATTGGTATCCTGCTGAGACTTCTTATGATTTCAATGGACAGGCGGGCGATGTGAATGTCGTGTGCTCAGATATATGGCGAGTGGATAAGAATCCCTATCATGTTGTTCACGGTTTTATGGAGTATGCGAAAACCAGACAGGGCGCGAAGCTTCATATGTATGCCGTAGATTTGAAACAACACGGATGGAAATGCTTGTTGGGAATGATGAAAGAGCGAGGGATTTTGGGCGAGGTTCGCAACTATGTAGACAACCTCGACCATGTTTACAGAGCGGCAGACGTGATGATAACACCACACAAAATAGCGACTCGAACGGTTAGGGAGGCGATTGCGAGCGGTTTGCAGGTTGTGGCAGGTGCGGGTAACAAATACACAGCATATACAGCAGACGAAGAAGATATTGAATCCTATGCGGGGCGGATACAAAAAGCACATGATGATCTACTAGCAGATGGATCAAAATGTGAGGCAATAAATAGAAGTACGGCAGTAAAACATTTTGATGCTGCAAAGACCGGCAATCAAATGTGTGATCTTATTCAGAGGACAATCAATGACAGATAAAGATAAAATAAACGGCTCGGACATCAAGATGAGTGTTCCTCTCGAAGATTGGATTTTAGACACAATCAACAAGACAGCCGAGTCCGCTGCCGAAAAAGCGGCAATCAAAACATTTGCTGAGCACCAAGCAAAATGTGTGTTGAACCAACGAAAAGAAGAAATTCTTAAAGACCACACCGTATTGGCAAACCTTGAGAGAAGGTTTTATGTACTTGTCGCGGTAATAGCCACAGCGTGTGGTGGAGCCGGAAGTTTGATAACAAAATTATTTTAGATAATGCCTTCAACCCCGTCTATGCAAAAAGGGACAAATAATGCCAAAACTTACAGAACAGACTGATAGCGAAAAATTTGATGCATCCCTCGAAAGCTTGCGCATACGTCTGAAAAATGATGTCAAGAAGTATCTGCAAGGCATTGATACTCTTGTATCACGTTCAGGGGGCAAAACTGCCGCTGTTGCTCTTGCATCGAATGAATCAAAGACTGATGCGTTGACTGCAATTGCTGCGGCGAAGACATTGATTGATACGATCTCAGAAGATACTGATACTGATACCGAATTGGATTAAATGAGTTTGATAGCCCATTACAAATTGAAGGTAGTATGAGAACAGCATTGCCACAGATGAAGCGACAGCACAACCTACATACATTCTTACTAGGTTTAGGTTGTACGATTTGGCTTCCTCCGGCTAATGGAACTGAGTGGCGCAGTATTGGACCTGTTGAGAGGGTAGGGGTTGCTGCTGGCGGCGTGACGAATAATGTCCTTACAAGCAATAAGACAAGTGCGACGTTTAATGGTTCGACAGGATATGTGGACTTAGGTACTGTTCCAGTTGACGACGTGCTGCAATGTACTGGGGCGTTTACGATAGCGACAATTTGTACACCAGCTTTGACAGGGGACCTTTTCCAGAGACTTGTAAACAAGTCAGATGGTCCGGGCGGACTGAGTGGATATGTATTGACGATTTGGCCAGCAGGCAGACTAGAGCTAAGCACAACGGTGACAGTCCCGTCATTTAATATATGGACCACCTCAGCAACTCCAGTGACAGCCACTCGTCAATTATTGGTGGCTACAGATAATGGCATAAACGAAAAAACATTGTATCGGAATGGAGTCGAGTTATCAGGATATTGGCGATTGGGTTCATACATAAACCCGCCCAATGAGGCTTCGCCACTATGGTTCGCACAAAATACGTATAATAGTGATTTCAACTTCAACGGTGACATGGAATTAGTCGCCATCCATCCAACAAGAGATTTAACACA